TTCCGACCCTGCTGAGCAGGTAGAAAATGTATCGCAAGTAGCCATATCTACTAACTCGAAGAACTCCTAAAATATTCTTTCAATTAAAATCTAAATAACCAAGGTTATTTAAACTCTATATAGTTTGGCTTACCAAACTAGTATTTCCGTACCGCTCCGGTCTGAATCAGTAACGTGTCCATATCCCCCTCTATTGGATCCTCGTCAATCGAAGCACACCAGATTTTCAAATCATACACCAGTTTACGAAATTCATCGCCACTATATACACCGTCCGCCCTCAGGAAAGGAGGGTTCCATATAACATCATCTTTTAGGTAGCTTGGGATCTTGTTCATACCTATCGACCAACCTGTCATTTTGCGAGCGCAGACTCCACACGACTGACTCATGGGATTACACTCTCCCTCACAAAAACAACATGTTCCAACTACCTCCTGGTTATCACTAGAATAATCTATGTCACTCATTTAAACTCAGTTCACACCTTAGAAAATTACTTCATTTCTGGAAATTAATCATTCACCTACTTAGGCTAACTTTTTAGTCCTAAGATGATAACGGCCAAGACAGCGAAAATAAAGATTCCCACAACTAACGCAATCACAACCGGGGGTAGATAACGATGCCACTGTCTCTCCAAAGGCGTCTTCGTCTTCAGACTAATAGCGTCTAACAAAGATGTCGGTGCGCGCCCGGTTGACCCAATCTCGTTACACACAACCAAACACTCCTGTAGAGGGAGAGGCTTCGTATCACTCACGTCAAACACGTCCTTAAAACCCGGCGACTTCCAGGGAAGGCAGCGACTATCCACACACTTAAATAAAGTGTCGTTCATCGTATCTACCGTCATTCCTACAGACTCCGGAGTCAGTACATAAATAGGAGAGATCGAAGCCGAACCCCACTCTGGATTGTCAGACGGTGGCTCTGACTCGTAACTCGGGAAAACATTGTCTCTCATACTATGTAAGTACAGAGGAACTGTATTTGGTACCGGCTGCGAATACGCAAGAAAAAACGTACAAAGTGAGTTCTCATCCTTCACGTTATACACATCGTACACCATGTCCACATGGCTCGTCAGATACGGAAAACCCGCTGTACGCCGCGCACAAAACATCTGCATACCCGGAGGAATAGGCCGCTGCAATGGTGAAATCCCGTAAAACCGATCGTAGATCCGGTCTGGATATAGAGGACTATTCAAACACTCGTACACCCCTACTCCGTCCTTGCGCGTGATCGTAGGAGCCATTATGTGCCCCATGTAGCTACCCAAAGCAATATCAATCCGGTGGAAAATACAGTAAGGAACGATTTCCGGAACGTCACCCATTTCTTAATACAAGGTTTTTCATTTATCCGAGAGATATCCAAGTCTACGTAACTCCTTCTCCAGAAATCCTTTAATATCCTCCACCTTAACCGTGTACGGTACCACTATCAACGTTACCTTATTCTCTCGACACATATTTGCCTTCATGTAATCTCGGTATTTCTGGTTGGTAAAGGCGTCCTTAGTCCTGTGGAAGTACGGGATGTATGAAAAATGTTGTTTGCCTGAATACTCTACCGCTAAGCCCATCTCAGAATCAAAACAATCCAACTCCAAATTAAAATTTCCCCCTGTCACTGGATTCCGCAGAAAGTCAGGTCGAGAATTATTAAAAGGTCGCTTAAAATAATACTGTAACACCCGACGACATTCAGCCTCACCCTTAGACTCTGTCGGTGGTTGGCGTGGAGATTCGCTCGATCCCTTCCTTGATTCTTTTACCGGCAAGCTGTACATGTTAGACCATGTACCCTTCTGCCGCGTAACTTTTCGGTATAGTGCGTAAACTACTAAGAAAATAACGCAAAGACCCAGAACAATCTCAAAGCCGTACGTGTCCCACATACCCTTCGCGTCACTCAGACTGACCATTTATCGTTACCCCTTATTTTTTGTGTTTCGTCAAGAAGTACTTACCTACCACCAACAACACCCAACACATAAACGCAATGCTTACTGCGATGTTCTTGTTCATCGACGAGTTAATCAAAATAAGATACAATATCATAATTGCTAGAGAAAGAATCATGCTGTTGAAAAAATAGCTCTGGCTATATGTTATAGCATCTGCCTTCTGCAACATGTAGATCGCGGCCAGACCTGTGGGTATTCCGCCCAAGATAGCCGCAGCAGCCGGGTTCACATGCCCCGACAAGTACTTAACCCCTGCGAAAACCGACCCGCCAAGAAGAAATGTGATACCAATAGACTCCCACTCTTTCATTTACCTACATACTAGATAAATATTTCCAATTGAATACGCCATAGCAAACTTCAAATATCTATTAAAAGAAGGTGATGCACTAGTCATTCCTTCTGGTAATATAATCGGGGAAAACGTGGTTTACAACTTTACACCATATATTCTCCAGTTGGTTCATAAAAATAAAATACACTGAGTTATAGCCACACTATTGCGCCTCTTATAATGCGTCTACCGCGTTTTTTAGAGACCCAAGGGTACGCGACTTACCCACCACCCTCTCAAACTCTCGCACCAAAACGCTATCCTTCCTCGCCTTCGCTGCCAATATCACCGCATCCAACCGCGGCTTCCCAATCACAGAAAAATTCCACTTCTTCAAAAAGTTACCATACGCCGACTTGTAACGTATTGCTTGCAACGAACCGCAAGCTGTCTTCTTCTTCAACAAAAACTTATTAGGCAAGTGCTTCGCTAACTGCTTACCAAAACCCTCCTTCCACTCAGCTATCTGGTAAAATATATTCTTACTCGGACAACACGACAGCACGTCCGAAATACTCTGGTCCCCCGTCAAAAGAATATCATCCACACTATGCACCATCAACTGTAACATTGTCCTGTTCGAACACGGTAGTACATCTCCCCGAATCGTCAACACCTTACTCCCCTCACCCTCAAACAACCTCTTCTTCACAACCTTCCCATTCACTTTAGTCACAATTTCTACAGTCGGGTAGTCCCCCGTTATTACATCCTCAATCTCGTCCTCGAACTCGCCGATATTACGCGTCACCCACGGTGGCACCACCACATCAAACTTCGCGTGCCGACTCTTGTACTTCTCCGCCACCATCGTCAGAAAAGACATAAAACACTTCTCAGCACCCGGAACCGACTCAAAATCTGCCAGATAAGCCATCGCATACGGACGAGATAAACCTTTTACACGACCCTTCGGTATATCCTCTGGCTGAGATATAAGTATACCCAGATTCTTACCCCCAACACCCGTCGGAAAATCCAACGCCTTCCAGCTTGAATCGTTGTACTCAGAAAAGAAAAACGTGTTAAAAATGCTAGCGTACCCTATCAACTTCTTCACATCCGGAATACTCCCGTCGTAACTCGCCTGTACCGGCGCCACAAAAATCAAGTCCTGAACCGGAATATTTCGCCCCAAACGCAACTTAGCAAACCTTCGACACTCAACAAACTTAGACTTACCCGAAAGACGCACCAGATTCTCCGCTGGCTCCCCCAGATCCACAAACTTATCGAAATGAGTAGTCGCAATCGTCACCTTCGCACCGTACCACTTACGCAAATATGTCGCGATTTTCATCCCAAATATTATATCCCCAAACCCCCAACACGGCGTATTCAGCAACAGTATTTTAAGATCCTCCCCACACCCTGGCCCACACCGAACATCCAACTCTCGGTAAGCCTCCCACACTGCATTCTTAGCTTTATCTATCTTCCGTAACTCTAAAACATACTCAACGGCCCTATCGACCACACTTCTGTATGACACCATTTATCTAAACACTACAGATTAATATCCTAATATCAATAAATGTCCTCGCCACAGATCACCGAGATATTCGAAGATTCATGTGAAGCATACTACAAGATCTTCACCGACAAAACAGACACCGGCTACAAATACCGCCAACTATCTCCATTCGAATTCAAAAATGTACTCATTAAGGAGGCAAACAAATCCGTTGGACCCGCCAAAGTACTCAACGCCGGTCGCGGAAACCCCGACTTCCTTTCTACCATGCCCCGCTATGCTTTCAGTCTATTACAACACATATCTACGGTCCTCGCCGAACAAGAGTTTGATCTAGAAGGTATAGGCATGAACCCTTCCAAAAAAGGACTCATGGAACGTTTCAACAAACTCCTTCGCCAGGTCAAAACACGCCCCGAAGCAAAATTCCTAACCCTTGCTGTCGACCGAATGCGTATCATCTGCGGGGGTAACAAAGACGCATTCATCCACGACCTTGTCATCTCCGCCCTAGGTAGCTTCTACCCAGACCCATCCAGAATACAAAAATTCGCAGAACCTGTACTCACTGAATTCCTCTCCAAAACCATCTACAAACCAAAAACATCCCTCAAAAACAAAGTCAGTCTATTCCTCACTGAAGGCGCATCCGCCGCAACCATCTACGTATTCAACTCACTCAAATACAACGGACTCGTCGTACCCGGAGACAAAATCGGAATACTCACCCCCATTTTCTCTCCATACCTAGAATTCCCTACCCTACGCAACTACGACCTCACCCAAATCTGTATCAAAGCCAATGAACACAACAACTGGGAAATCGAAGACTCTGAAATGCAAAAACTAGCAGACCCTAAAATCCGAGCCCTCTTCCTTGTAAACCCTACAAACCCTTCCGGACTCTCCCTATCAGCAAAAACCGTCAGACGATTGGCCGCCATCGTACACAAATCTAACCCAAACCTTATTATTATTACCGACAACGTATATGCCCCCTTCGTAGGCACATTCAACACCCTATTCAATGCCCTACCCAGAAACACCATCGGCATCTATTCCTTCTCAAAATACTTCGGCACCACCGGATGGAGACTCGGTATAATCGTCATACACGACTCAAATATCATCGACTCACGACTACTCAAAAATGCCCCTACAACCGTAAACGACCGATACCGCATGGACTCACTCCACCCTGAACGCATCAAATTCATCGACCGACTATTAATGGACTCCCGACAGGTCGCCGAAGCTCACACCGCCGGACTTTCTACCCCCCAACAAACATTCATGTGCATCTGCGCCATGCACGACCTCATCGACACAGACCGCCAATACAACAACAAACTAAAAGCAATCCTCCGTATACGTATACAAGACCTTCTAAGACCTATCGAATACAAAATCGTAGACAACGATCTCAGCTCTAACTACTACGTCATCATCGACATCACAAAAGCCGCCAACGCACTCATGGGCGGCACAGAATTCGGACAATACCTATACAAACACAGAGACCCTTTCGAATTCCTACTCAAACTAGCCAAACAATACGGCACAATTGCTTTGCCTGCCATCGGATTTGCAGGACCCTTCTGGGGTATCCGCATCTCTCTCGCCAATCTTCCCACAGGTGACTATGGAATGATTGGCCAGAATATTCGATGCCTTATCGATGAGTACTACGTCGACTTCAAAAAATGGGAAAAACGTCAAGAACGAATCACAAAGAAAAAATAATCTACATCATCTTCCTCGTAAATAATCTACATCATTTTCCTCGTAAATAAACGAACTATCGTATAAATTAGTAACAAGATCCGGCATCTCATCGTCCGTATCACTGCTCTCATACTCACCGTACGCGAAGTATACCGGATTTGGAAATTGCCTAAACAGTGGTCTGCTACACAAGTAAGTAATTGCACTCGACACATCCATCGAGACAAGTGTCGACACCGCAGTCTCTCGTGGAACAGACGCGTGCTCCATCACAATCTCAATATCCGAAAGCGATATCCCCGTAGGAAAACCACCTCTAACACTCTCTTCAATAGCCACTGTCTTATAATCTACCTTCGCCCGACACATCGGACAATCCTGGCGATACTTACCCCAGTTAACTATACACTTCTTATGAAATATATGGAGACACTTTAACGTAGATATCTCATCATCCCCCGAAAAATCCTCCAAACATATCGAACACTGGCTTATTTCTCGATCTTCACTATCATACCTCTCACCACTCACAGACAAACTAATTGAATCGTCTTTATTTAGCTCGCCATCTAGCAGACTCCGTTCGATCGCTAAAGAATAACCAGTTATTTCGTTCGGCATCGATGACACGACGTCGATCATATCAAAAATTATATCCATCGGGTTACGCCTCATAACCCTCCCCGTATCGTCCTGCGATCCTGGAGCATGCATCATTTCGTCCTCCATATTGTTAGCCATCTTCCCTTTAATAAATCAAGATACCTTTGTAAATCAAATTCAGAAAATTTGACTCACTTATACACCATCCAATCCACTTATTCATTCAACCTCCTCAACCTCCTCAATCTCCTCAACCTCCTTCACCGCTTCCACCAACTTATTCAGAATATACAGCTTCAGCTTCACTATATACTCTATCTCGATAAGAGTAATGTCATGCTCCTTACACAATCTCCGCTTCCGCTCGTCCCGTTCCATTTGAGCTACAAGATCCGACTCACCGTTCCTGTGAAAATGCGACACAAAATGTGTGTGCTGCCTCCCTTGGTACTCAAAAGCGACTCCGACCTCTTCACAGTACCCGTCGAGTTCCAGTCTTTCGAGGAACGTAGGGCGAGCCTTTGGGAACGGGCGTTTGAACCATTTCTCAAACACTTCTCGACACGCGGATTCCGACTTGAAAAGGCAGTGTGGACACCAACTGCCACTGGACCGGATATTATTAAACGCAACCTCCCATTCGTGGCCTTCTTTACAACACCATTTCATCTTATCATACAAACCTGTATAGGTACTTGAAAGGCATTTACCACCCTGTGATTTTGCACAATCTTGGGCTATTTCTAGAGTAAGTCTTTGGCTATCGATAAAACACATACGACACCACCTGTCGCCATTACGCACACTGTTCATTGTCAACTTGAACTGGTGACCGGACTTACATTCCCAGTCTATGTGTGTCCGGCGATTGATGTACTCAGTTGTAAGGCATTTTCCACCGCGTTTATCCGCTTCGTCGATACAGTCTTGAAGGGTGAGCTTCTGACACCGTGCACACCAGGTTTCACCATAAAGAACATTTCCACCAGTAGTCTCCCACTGGTGACCGTCCTCACACTCCCACAGGTATCGGCCGTTTACTCCTAGACCCGATACACAACCAAGACATTTTCCACCTTTGTCAATGGCGAGTTTCTCAAAATCCTCGATAGTGTGTCTTCCACAGTCTGGACACCAGGTTTGTTTTCCGTGTGAGACGTTGTGCCAAGATGCCTGCCACTGGTGACCGTTTTCGCATTCCCAAGTATAATTATCGGTGGTCCTCGTAAACACTGTAGATAGACATTTCCCACCCTTACCCTCCGCGAAGATATTAAGCGAACCGACAGACGTTTTTTTACATTCTACACAAAATGTGTCTGGTCTCGCATTGAACCGGCCCCACTCTTTCACAAAGGTATGACCGTTTTGACATCTCCAGTCGTATTTGGTACTACTACTTTTGTATTGCTGTGACAGACAGACCCCTCCGTGACTGTTGGCAAATGTCTGTAGGTCTTGAATTGTGTATTTTGTCTGTGGTGCCATTTTCTATATACTGTATGGATGGATATAAATATCAATTTTCCACTCTATAGTTTAAAATTATGAGAGGCTCACATGATTCCAGCCCATCGAAATGAAACAAGCACGAGTAATTTCGTCATGAAATGCTTTTCGATCTTGGGTTTTCAAAATGTTGAAATCCGAAACATTACAGGGGTGCTTGTGTCTACGCAAAAGTTGGAACAAGACGTATTGTGTACTGATAAAACTTTTTCGACTCAGGTGTTTAAACATCGAGTCGTAAGTTTCTGTTAACGAGTCGAAGTCGTCAAGCAACTGGTCCTCCAGATGCGAAATATCATCCGGCTTAATCCCCGTAAAGTTGTAGTGTATAAGATGCACATTTTCATAATGCTTATTATACCCCAACTCCCCCAAAAATAACCTTATCAAGTCTTTTGTAATCTTCACAAATCTATCCCCCTTCACTGTATCTTTGTTTCCCAGAAGGAGATAATGATTCTCAAACTCATTCTCCAAGTCATCGTAAATCTTCTGAGGGATTGTACTGTTCTGCTTACCCTGATACTGATGTATGCAATCACGGAAATGTACCTTCCGGTCGTACATGTACTTCTGCGAGATATTTACCCTGTCGATATCGTTCCAGGATGGTGTGTGTTTTATAATCTCCTGCTGTGAAAAACACTCCTGACACACATACGTATTGTCATCCAAAATCTCAAAATTCTTCAGATTAGGACAGTTTACACACACTATCTCAGACTCTTCCTTCTCCTGCAACACATCCACCTGCGTGTGCCTCCTCGCGATCTCCAAATACTCGCGGATGATCTTACGCTTAGGACCATCATTCTGCTTCTTTCTACCCATAAATGATGTCTTAATCCGGGTACTCAACATAGCCTTAAACTTATGTATCAGCTGTGCTGATTCCTCCAAATAAAAATTTAAACTATTTCCAACCTCTATATCCTCCATATACGCCGCCAGCTCGTCTCGCGCTTTTCGTAACGACTTCTCTACCCTGTACGACTGATCAGGAGTAGACAACATCCCATCCAACTCCTCAATTTTCTCCCGAAATTCAGGCAATCTAGTTCGCTCATCCATAAACTTCTTACGAATCTTTGCATCTATGGCTGTAATGTCAATCTCACCCATGGATTTGCACATTCCTCTTTACATTTAAGTCCTAAAAATATCAATCTAATACCAAAGGATGTCTCCCAACCTCCGCGAGAAACTTATCGTTCTCGGTATAGCTCTACTTTTACTCATCGCCATTACCGGAACCATCTATGCCCTATCCTTATCACATAACTCAAAAAATAACCGTGGTAGCGGTGGTGGCGGTGGTGGCGGTGGTGGCGGTGGTGGCGGCGGTGGCGGCGGTGGCGGCGGTGGCGGCGGTGGTGGTGGTGGCGGCGGCGGCGGTGGTGGTGGTGGCGGTGGCGGTGGTGGTGGTAGTATTAACAAACAACCAATTTCTACACCCCAAGGAGATTGGTTACAAAACCATAACCATTACCGATCATTGGTCGGCTACCCGGACCTCGTCTGGGATAACGATCTCGCGCAGCAGTCTTATAAATACGCATCAAAAATAAACAGTGGTGCTCCATTCGAGCATGGAGATCTCGCCAATCCCATGTGCGAAAACGGAACATGTGGTCAAAATCTCGACATGGGCGTAGGCAGCTCTCAGTCGTCACCAGACGCTGTAGACCGGTGGTACCAAGAATGTTGTCTATACAACGGATCTCCATCCGAAAAATCCGGTCACTACACCCAGCTAATATGGAAGGGTGCTACAAAAGTCGGCTGTGCATCTGTGGGACACGTCGGAGCATGTCTCTATAACACTGGTAATAAAACAGTAGCACCTACAGTCTTTGTACCGGGAAATGTGCCCGAAAAGGGAAAATGTCCCGGTATACCGGGAGGTTGCCACACATCTACTTAGTTGGACGAAAGCCCAATGGGCAAAGCCGAATAACTATACATACTATGGTTCTTGTACTCTATCCAATAGTTCTTCTCGTCGGGTATACCCTTTCTGTGGTCCACTTCGTAGCTAAGGATACCCAAGTTCACATCAAATTCTGAAGATGCAACCGATGCTACATCCATCTCGATTTCGGTCTCGTTATCTGAACCTAGTTGGGTTTCTTCCCCCTCTGCGTAACAGTCAGGGACTGTGAGATCCTCGGGTATGAGGGGTGGGGAGACTTGCCTTTCCAGATGATTATGCAATGCTTCCTTAGTATACCCTGAGACTAGTTCATCCAGAAAATTCGACTGAATACTACTATCATCTTCGATGATTTTACCGTCTCCCACCCTTTTTAGCCATCCAGTAATATCTACAAGATTTGTGAGTAATTTAGACTTCGCCGAGTCTAAAAAACAGTCTTCCCTGTTCTCAGTACTCCATTTAGTGAATATCTTATTCGCAGGCGGAAACCCTGCTAGGCCAAGACTTCCTAATAGCGCACGTAATTTCGAATCTACAATTACGTCTCCACTAGCATCTTTGTACATTCCCTTACGTCGGGTTAGATCAAGTATCAAGAGATGTTGATGATCTAAATGCTTCTTAGCGAACTTCGCGAACCCTACACCTCCATACGAGATATCAGATATAGTCATCTTACCCATTACTCCCTCTAAGAGTGGTTGGGTGAGAGCTTCGAAGTTGTCGACTACATGCTGCTTGTAGAACTGGAGATTATAGGAGTTTTGATTGTTATTGATCGTACCGTTATTGATATTTATCGGTCTAGACATCAAAAGTTTCACCTGTTCTTCAAGCTTGGCAACTGTCTTCTCATACTCTAGTAGTTTCTCGGCTTGGTTGGCGATCGTCTTGGCCTGATCCTCCACCAGAGTCTTATATATTTCTAGATTGACTACCGTGTTCTGTATGTCACAAGATGCTTGGTGGCCCGATAAATGATCCTTTCGAGATGTTGTATAACCACAAAGACATGTAAAACTAGATTCAACTAGTACTTCTTTTGAAGGTATACGTCCCTTAATACATCGCTGAGAGCTTTTAATGTGTCTACACAGTATACCTTTCGTGCTAAAACTCTTCTTACAATATATACATTCGGACATTTCCGATTTGTATACTGGAGTAGACTTATAAATCAGTTTTGCCCAAATATTTGGGCTTTTTGCCCAAATATTTGGGCTTTTTCCCAAATATTTGGGCTTTTGATTTAGAAGATTTTAGACAATATCAACCCACTCCCAGTATAAAATAGTGGAAATTTGTCATATTTGAGATCTCAAACACAAGAATGTTGTGTGTTTGGGATTTCGATTGCCAATTATTAGAGGTACAAACTTTTGGAGCTCTTCCGGATCCGGAAACTTCTTCGGTAATTCTAAAACTATTTTCAGAATTTTCAAAAAACTCATAAATCCTGAGAAACTTTTCCAGAAGTTTTTGATATCTTCCGGATCCGGAAACTTCTTTTGAAGTTCTAAAAACTCTACATTCGTCTTTGCATGCTAGAGTAGCCTTGGAAATCAGTTTGCCCAAATATTTGGGCTTTTTGCCCAAATATTTGGGCTTTTTCCCAAATATTTGGGCTTTTGATTTAGACAATATCAACCCACTCCCAGTATAAAATAGTGGAAATTTACCATATTTGAGATCTCAAACACAAGAATGTTGTGTGTTTGGGATTTCGATTACCAATTATTAGAGGTACAAACTTTTGGAGCTCTTCCGGATCCGGAAACTTATTTGGGGAGTTGTAAAAGTTTTTGAGAATTTTGAAAAGTTTCATAAATCTTGAGAAACTTTTCTGAACGTTTACAATATAACAAAGTCTCATATGTTTCGAAATCCTTCATCGTCGATCAAAGGACCTCTCTAATCAATCTTAACACTGGCTACTCGTCATTTCCAACATCTCTCTCATCTGATCATACGTTATCTTACCCTCCGAAAACAACTTAATCAAACGAATCTCCATATCCATCTCTTTCATTTGCTCATATGTTATCTTACCATGCGAAAACAACTTAATCATACGCATCTCAACATCCATCTCCATTTTCATCTTCGTTTCCTCAAAATCCAGTCGTCGCATCTCCAATCTAATATTATCTTGTACAAACTCGTTCCCTACTGGTTCATCCGTCGCCATGAAACACTCTTGACTAATTATCGGGTTCATTTCTTTCCGAAAGAGGATCAGACTTGAATATTCATTTTTTCAACATCTCCCTCATCTGATCATACGTCATCTTACCCTCCGAAAATAAATCAATCAAACGCCTCTCCATCTTCTTCTCCTCCATCTCCATCTTCTTCTCCTCCTCCATCTCCATCTTCTCCTTCTCCTCCATCGCCAGTCTTCTCATCTCCAATCTAATATCCGGAACATTCTCTAGGATATTTGGCGGTAGATTAAATCAAAATTGATACCGAAATTAGCGGGTGACAACTTAATCATACGCATTTAGATATTTAAAAGGTATGGCCAATAAAGTAAATGAGTTCCGAACAATCCCAATATTATCTAGATCACAAAGAAGAGTTTTTCCAAGAATATGGTCACGAAGTTCTTGTTGAAAAACTAAAAAAGTGCATAAAGCTAGTTGTCGGCTCACCAGTTATATCGATCGATGTGGGGAGTAATGTCGGTACATATACTCAGAATCTAATTGGTCTATGTCCTGAAGAGAATCATAAAATCTTATCTTTTGAACCCAATCCGGTTAACACACCTTTG